GCCACCCAAAGCCACGCAATCGGAAGCTCGGCCACAAACGGCGCGACAAGGATGAACCCGTAGGCCATGTGGCGACTGACGCCGCTCGCTGGAATGCTGAACAGCCACAGGGGCAGGTAAGCAAGCAGGGCTACCTGCTCGAACGGCGTGGCGTGGTACCACATAAACGGCACGACCAGCGGCCACCCCCGCAGGGGCTGCACGCAGGTTGCCCAGTGATACACCGCCACGCCCTTGCACTTCTTGTAAATCCACCACCGGATCGTGTCCCGGTAGTTATCGGCCGTAAGCGGGTGTCGAAGGTCTGGGTCTTCGGGGCGGAAGAGCCAAGCAGCTGCCCCGGCGACACCAATGGGAAGCAGCAGCCACCACTGGCCGCTAGCAACGGCCACAATGCCCAGCGCCGCCCCCAACGCTTCGCGAGTCGCCACGGCACAGGCCACGAGGATGAGCGCCGACCAGTGGTTCTGGGACATCGCGAGCAGGCTGGCGACGAAGAAGAAGTGGCCAGCCCCATCGGTGTACTCGGGCCACTTGACGTTGAACATGTAGATGGCGGTGCATCCCATGTACGCAAGGGCGATGGCAAAACCGCGCACACCGCCGCCGATGTACCAGTACACGAGCACTGGTGTGGCCAATACCATCGGGTAGCTGACGGCCCACCACCGCTTGCCCGTGAGGTACGTCAGCAGTGGAAGTAGGCAGCGCCACGAGTACGGGGGCGGCACCTTGGCGCCCTTCTCGTGCCACTTGTCCATGCAAATCTGGTCGCCGGAGTGGCCACGGCTGATCGCGTGAAAGTAGATCAGGTACCAGTACGCGAAGACCGCGACGGCGCAAGCGGCGGTGGCGAGGAGATACCAGTCCATCACCGCCGCTCCTCCAGCAGCAGCAGCAGCGCCTGTACCACCCACATCAGCCCGTGTCGCACGGCCTTGCTGTTGTGCTTGCCGAGCTTCGACAGGTTCATGTTCAGGGTGCGTTCGCCCAGGTTGTGCTGGCCGCTTTCGAGCTGCGCCAGCGACCCGTCCAGGTCGTGCAGGTGCTTGTAGATCATCTCGCCCCGCCCGATCAGGGTGCTGATGGCGGCATCCCGATCCGCCTTTTCGGCGCGCGCCGCCTGCAGCTTCTTTTCCACCTTGTTCACGCCAGTCCCTCCGTCGCCACGATGTACAGCCCCCGGCAGCGGTCTCCGCCCTCGCATTTGGCCGGTGGCATGTTCTCCGCGTAAGCCGGCGTCCCGATCTCGTACACCGACCCGTCCAGCATCCTGCAGTTGGCGCAGGTGTTCTCGTCCAGCACTTCGCTGCGCACGACGTACTGCGCCATCTCGGCCACGGCGGCGGTGCGGGAGACGATGTCTCGCCCCTGGTTGTTTGCCACGGTGGCCGTCTGCCGCGCCCAGTCCTCGATGGGCCGCTCGCTCAAGTTGTTTATGAAGGCGTCGAGACGGCGGTAGAGCTCTTCGTCGCTCAGGCCCTGCCTCGACAAGCGCTCGTATTCACCCAAAAACTCGCCGAGAATGCGGTTCCACACCTTGTCCACGGACACGGTGACGGCGCTTTCGATGGTGTCTGCAGCCGCCGCCACGGCGCTCTCGACCATCGGCGTGCCCGCTACGTCGCCATCTCCGAGTGCCATGTGCGCCGCCACGGCGTCACCACCGTCATCGGGCAGCTGCGCCTCGACCTCGGATGTCGCCTGCCGCTGTCCCTCCTCGGCGATGACCATGGCGCGTTCCATGGCTGCGTCCATAGCCTTGCCGCGCCGCCGGAACTTGCTGCGAGACTGGCTTTCCAGGCTGCGCGGCGTGATCTTGCCCCGCTCCAGGCGCTGCAGCAGGTCGGCTTTCATGTCGGCAGCAGCGCGCTTGAGCACGGCGGCAAGAGCCTGCTCACCGCGCGTCATAGCCTCCCGCACTTCGCCGAGAGCCACGTACCGCTTCTCGAGGCGGGTCGGGTGCCGCCATCCACCGGACTTCGGCTTGCCGGGCTCGACAGGCTCGAGCAAGTTGCCGAGCTGCTCCCTGAAGCGCTGCTCGCCCTCGAGGCTCGCGGCCTCTACGCCCTCGGCGGGCTCGTCGGCGGGCTCGGTCTCGCCGCTGTCGTCGGGCTGATCGGGCTGCTGCGGAGGCGGCCCCTGGGGCGCGCCATTGCGCGGCAGTGACGGTGCCTCGACCTCGTACACCTCGTCCGGCAGGTCGGTCAGGCCGATGATGTCCATGACCCGGCGCTTGACCTCTGGGTGCGCCGGCACCAAGCCAGCGTTCTTAGCCTCGATCAGGCGACCGAGCGTCTCTGCCTTTTCGGTCGGGTCGAAGTTTGTAAACTGCAGCGTCGGGTACTCGCGCACGTCCCGGTAGTTGCGGTCCACCAGATCCTGGATGACGCCCTTGAGATTGCCGACGCCGTGCTCTTCGTACTCGGCGATGAAGCTTCCCACCGAGCGCACGAGCAGCATCTGCATCCCCAACTGCGTCTCACCCAGAGCTCGGCTGCCCGTCGCCGTCTCACCCAGCAGGCCCGCCTTGGCCCCGCCGCCGGCCGCGAGCTCTGCATTTTCCTGGTCCACGAGCCCGCCCATGCGGTCTACGTCGCCGTGCTCGGCGCCGACGTACTTGACATCGGCCGTGTCGCCATCGGCCCCCTTCGGAAACACCCCGTAGGCGTACTCGGGCGACTGGCCGCGCAGGGACTCGACGAAGTCCACGAACGCCTCTTGGTCGTCCTTGCTCCACCCGGTCTTGGGGTAGTAGCCCATCGGCACCGGCGCGCCCGCCTTCTGCGCCCAAATGGCGGCAAGCCGCAGCACCATGTCCTTGCGCTTCCACGGGCCATACAACGACCGCAGCATCGGGCGACCCTCGTATCGGGCGCCCTGCATGTCCCACACGTACAGCGCGATGTCGCGTGCCGGCAGCCTCTCGCGCCGCCACTTGCCGCTACCGTCGATGTAGCTGCGGTCTATGGCGACGATGTTGTCCTCGGCGTCCAGCACCCACCCGTGCGCGTCGATGCTCTCGGGCTCCAGCCACTGCAGGCGGTTGTAGACGATGCGCCCGCCGACCCGGCGCCACGACTTGTAGAACATCGCGTAGCCGTCGCGCAGCATCCGCAGGATCTCGCTGAGACGCTGCGCCCACGGGGTTTGCAGCCACACGTCACGCCCGAAGCGTTCGTTGGTGCGACGCAACAGGTTGGCCTCGACGAACTGAGCGATTTCCTGGTCACGCGCGTCGTCGCTGACCGGCTGGATCGACCACTCAGCCGTGAGCAGCGGCAGCGTGTTCTCGCGCAGCACCCGCTTGACGTGCGGGTCGGCCTCCATCTTGTCGAGCGTGTCCCACTTGGTGCGGCCCCGCCATGTGGCATTCGGCTCGTAGTAAAACGAATGCCCAGCGCGCTCGACTCCGGACGACGTGGCAGCAAGCTGGGCAGCGCGCGACGCCCGCATCATGTCTGCGAGCGAGGCCATCAGAAGGCCTCCTGCAGGATGTTGTCCTCACTGCCTTGCCGGTGTGGGCGACGGCCCACGCTCGCAGGGCGCGGCCGATGCAGGGGCGCGTAGCGGTGCAGCAGATAGCCCATAGCGTCGCTCGCATGTGTGCGCTGAGGGTCGCGCTTGTCGATGTCCTGAGAGCCCGTCCGAAACACGCACTGCTCGAGGTCGGCGATGAGCTCGACGCAGCGCGGATGGATCAGGATGCGCTGACCCGCACCGCTCAGGTGGTAGTTGACCGTGCGCACGCGGTCGAGCACGGGCGGGTTGGCCGCCGGCACGTCCAGCGTCACGTCAGGCCACGCCTCACGCAGCGCCTCGTCCAGCTGCTCGTAGCAGACAAAGCCTGTGGCCGTGCGGCCCTTGCCGGATGCATCGCCCGTGACGATGACGGCACCGCCGTGCGGCTGCTCGTCGCCCGCCTCCGGGTGGTATCGCCTGATGACCTCTGCCGCTGCCGCACGCACGTCCTGGTTGGCGCCGAGGGCGATCTCGTCGAGCACCTGCACCTGGCCGGGGTGCAGCTGGCACACCAGCCACCGCATGGCGTGGATGTTGAAATCGCACGTCAGGTGCAGCGGCAGGGCTGGGTTGTAGCCCAGGTCGCCGTTTTCGCTGACATGGCAAGCGCGGTCGAAGGCGTGGTAGACGCGGCCCTCGAACATGGGCACGAACATGCCGCGCACGTAAGCATCCATGAGGTGCTGGCTGCCCTGGAACGTTTCGCTAAGGCGCTTCGGGTAATCGGCGATGCTCGGGTGCCACTCGGCAGCTCGAATCGTGCGATACGGCGGCTTCGGGTCACCAAACAGCTCGGCGAACCAGTTGAGCCCCT